ATGATTAAACTCGAAATCAATAATGCTGAATATATTGCTAAGTTAGAAGAAGCTCGTTTATCTGCAGACAACCCTTATGGCTATCTGTTTATGGACATTGTCTTTTCTGATCCAAGGTTTGATGAGAATACGTTTAAAATGAAGAATATTAAACGGGAACCAATGAGAACCTATATGACGGAGGATGTGGCAAGGGATTTGTTTGAGAAGTTGAAAGTGCATTTCAAGCATAATAAAATTGACACTAATTAATGCTATATTTTTTATTCAAATAACCGTTTATTATGTGTATCATGGATTTATTATATACATAAATCTATGGAATCTATCGAGGTTATTAATGAGTAAGATTCTCTTTGTTAGTTATGATCTTGCTGGAAAAGGTGGCATTGAGTCAGTTAGTAAAAAACTCACTCATCTTTTAGATGAAAATAAATGTAACAGTGAATTTATTTTTATTCGTGACAAAAATTCCAACAGTATTATTGATGACTTATGGCTTCAAAATATTAAGTTTAATAGAATCACATCAAATATAACAAACACAAAATTAAGAAGATTACATTTTTCATTTCTTCTGGCTAAATATTTAAGAAAAAATAAATTTGATGCAATCGTGGGTCTATGTCCATTATCTTGCTATATTGTTAATCTTTCAAAAAAATTTAGCTTTACAAAAACCCCATTATTTTCTTGGATACATGGTGCGCTACAATATCAATATAAAAAAGAATATTTGAAAAAAGCAGATAAACATTTAGCAATTAGTTCAAGCATAGCTAATGGATTAATTGATATTGGTATTAATAAAAAAGATATTAGTATTATTTTCAATCCAGTAACAAAGCAAGACACAATAATAAAACGACCTGAAAACACTTCTAATTTTTTATATATTGGCCGTATGGACAACAATCAAAAAAATATTAATGAACTGATTTATGCTTTATCAAACTTAAAAGAAGAATGGCATCTCGATTTTATTGGAGATGGTCCTGATAAAGACGCTATTCAACAATTAGCTGAAGAAAAAGAAATTAATGATAGAATCACCTGGCACGGGTGGAAAAAAGACCCATGGCACTTTGTTATAAATAACATTCATGGTGTCACAGCATTGATATTAACATCTAAATATGAAGGATTTCCTATGATTTTAGGGGAGGCTTTATCTAGAGGGATTTATTGCATTAGTTCAAACTGTGACTCAGGGCCAGAAGATATAATCAAAGATAATATTAATGGACAAATGTACACTCCTGGTAATATATCTGAATTATCAATAAAATTAAAAAATCTTACATATGAAACGCTACCTACTCATGAAGAAATAAAAAACTCAATTAATAATTTTTACGATGATGTATATATAGATAGATTAATTAAAGCGTTATTTTCTTGAGATACATAATGTATATATTTATAACAGAGATCAAATTTAAATTTTATAAAATATAATATTTTAAGGTGCAATTAAAAATAACGGACGCTGTAATTAGCGTCCACACAGCATTAATACTTATGATATAATATTCACAACAATCTTATTTTTAAAATTAGCTAATGACGGTAATGCCCCATCCAGTGTTGCTAAATTTCCTTGAGCTATCTTTATTACTGTTTTATCTGTAGTGTATGTGAAAGTTAAATAAATATATGCACCATTATGTAATACTTGCTACCAGTGGTTATCGCTAGTACACCTCTATCGTCCGATGTTTTTTAAATGCATTTGGTTTGTACCATAATAGGCACCAATTTCGTCCTTAGCATAAATAACGCCTGTAAACGAAGCTCCTGATAGTAGAGCGTAATTCACTTCATGTTGGTAACTAGTATCTCATATTAAAAACAATTTCATTATATAAATAATAGTCGCCTATCTAAATATAGGCGACATAGAAATTAATCAGCCAACCAAATCTCGGAAAAATTAGAGTAATTAGCACCACTTGCACTAATTTTCATACCTCCACCTGTTGTCTGCATTTTTATAAATCCAGATGCTCCATGCGACACACTGATCATAATATTATCAACGGGAGGAAATGAGGCGATACACCATCCATCAGAGCTATTGTTATTTTTTAAATAAACTGTCTTTCCCCTCACGTCTTCTGTAACTGATGCAGTTTTATTTTGATCAATAGCTCCACCAACTTTTCGCCAACTTTTTCCTGTACCTTTCTTTTCATATCGACTATCGCTCTCAGCTTTTGTGTAACTACTTCCAGCCGTTGCATAGCTCCCTTTAGGTTGATACTTACTATCTGATTCTGTTTTTGAATAACTGTAACCAGAAGCTTGATAACTGCCTTTAGGCTGATATTTACCGTCAGACTCTGCCTTAGTATACGATGCGCCTACTAGCGCATAATTGCCCGCTGGTTGGTAATTTCCTTTGCCTTGATAGCGCCCGTCACTTTCTGCTTTTGTATAGCTACTTCCAGCCGTTGCATAGCTCCCTTTAGCTTGATATCGGCCATCCGATTCCGTCTTCGTATATGAAGCACCCACTAACGCATAATTACCTTTAGGTTGATAATTTCCCTTAGGTTGAAAAGCATCTGTAGAAGCTTTCTGGCTCATAACGTGCTCGGTTGATGGACCAATACCTTGCGATATTTTTGATTTGTCTAATTTATTATTAAGCCCACTATTGAGTGCTGAATTTGTCGCGTAATCGCCTGATGGTTGATAACTTCCTTTTGCTTGATATCTGCCGTCACTTTCCGTTTTGGTGTAACTATCCCCTTTATTGGCATAGTTCCCCGCAGGCGCATAATTACCCTTTGGCTGATATTTGTTGTCGGTTTCTGCCTTTGAATAGCTGTAACCGGATGGTGTGTAATTGCCTAACGGTTGAAAACGTTGATCTGATTCTGTTTTAGAATAAGCGCCTACATCACCTGCTGTGACATCGGCTTTTAACTCTGCCCATGCATTGCCGGCAACCGGCTCAATATTGTTATTCTCAACTTTAGACTGCCAGACTTTATTTTTATGATAGACAATAGCGCGTATTGCATACGGCTGACCGGCTTCAGCCCATTTTGGAAAACCAAATAACTGAATTTCACCAATGGCTTCCGTGATATCGTGAAATATCCCGTTCATTTTTTCACGTTCGATATCTTTAGCAGCAGGATCTGTGACTTGGTCACGTTCATAATCGTAACCATAGCCTTGTGTATAGGAAACAGAACCGTCTGGTTGGATTTCTACGGGTATAGAAGCCTTATCCCCTTGTGTTGCAAAGGGGGTTTTAAAAATAGTTGTCATAGGAATTATGCTCCGAAGTTACTGCCTAAGAAGTTTTTACGATGCTGACCAACGCCAAAGGCTTTTTTAGTCACAATGCGATATTTGACGCCAACGCCAGAAGGACGTGGCATTAAGTCAAAATTTTCGAGAAGAACACGTAGACGTTCGTCAGGGTTAAAGTTAAAGACGTAATACATGTAAGTCATGTCCAGCGGATCAAGGACAAAGACTTTGCTGTCATCACGCCAAAAGAAACGTTTTAAAAACTCATTAATATTGGTGACCGTGGGGCTTTGTGTCAGATTAAAATAGCGCATTCGTACTAACATGCGTTTTTGATCAACAGTTAGTGACAAGGTGTAATCCGCATTACGTCGGAAGTTAGATTGAAAATTGGCTTTCTTTTTGCCAAAACCAAACCCAACTTTATTTTTATCGCTCGGTGGAATATCAATACCTAACGGTACATCCAGAATGCGTGACCAAATCGACAACCCAAAGTCATTCGCGGTATCGATATTAAACACATCTCGGTACCAATTTTGCCAAAATAACACCATCGACTTTTCAAAATGAGAGGCTTTAAAACTGGCGAGTTTCTTTAAATTCTCTGCATCTTCATACTGCCAGAGGATCGCTTTTAATAGGTCTGAATGGAACTCAAATTGTTGAACGTTCATACAATCACCACTTGCACAGCACCCCGTTGCAAGCGTGCGATTTGATTAATGGCAATCGGAATTAATGCGACATTCCACACTTTCCCATCTAGCGACAATTCAACTTTAGTCACGAACAGACGAGGCTCAACAGTATTTACCGCTGAAGCTATCTCAAAAGGCGATACTTCACGTCCAACAATCAAACCGTTATCGCCATCCAACTCTCCACGCGTCCATTGTTCTATGGCACTGGGAATAATAGTTTGCGCATCAACGGCTGATTTTTTAACGGTCACTCGACAAAAAACGGTGATCTCCTTAGGGCGTGAAAATTTCACTTTATATTCTTGTCCACTCACCGGCTCTACAACACCGATTTCAATCTCGCCATTAAAAGCCGATCCAATGGTTTTGGTTCTCAGCAATGATTTAGCAATTTCATTACTGTCGCCCCCTTCAACACAGACATAAATGCTATGAGGTAACAGAGAAACTCCATCAATAGTGAGCACTGCATCGGTGTAGTTCTCACGAAAAGAAAGTGAGTTAACGCCCTCTAATTCGTACAGTGAAGAGGTGATCGCTTCTGCGACACTGACGGTATTTTTAGCCAATGTTTGCTTACGTCGTCGCCTTGCTTTGATATCAGATTCAGCATAACGACCAACAACTGCATGAGTGGGGTTATTGACTTTCTCCCAACCTAATACTGAGCTAGCCACAGAATTCAGTTGGCCGGCACCGCATTCAACAGGGCCATATTCAACCGCCCTCATATCCCCTATTGCTTTACCGGTATTATCAATAATCAAGGGTGAAACTGTTTCGAACATGGCACCGGCAACACTGGATGCTAATGAGCCCTTGGGAATAATCGTGCTGGGTACGCCACTAAATTCAACATTCGAAAGATAAGAGTGAGTGGCATTAATGCGTTGGCCACCCATTAGCGCCCATATTGCATCAAGAAAAACACCACCAGCAATATCGGGATTGATTTGATTTGCTAACTCGGCATTATTTCTCACCATTGCATCACGGTTTTCAACTTCCATCGTAGCCAATGCCCCTTGTGGTGTTTCAGGGGCAAGGTTAATCGATTGACCAAACACCGCACGAAACTCGCTTTCGACTTCATCACGTATTGTGGCCGTGTCGGGAAGAATAACGCCTTTATTATTGATATAACGATAATCAGCCATTCAATGTAAACCCTCCGTATATCGTGCGAATTGTCGCTTGGTACTTCAATTCACCGTTCTCGACTATGGCGCTAAAATGGGTCACTTCAACCACCTCTTCAATTTCGCTCATACGTTGTCTAAACGCCGTTTCAAACATCGGGATATCAGCTTGGCGACCAAAGGTTGTTGGCCAGAACGGAATACCTTTATCTTTTTTATGCAACATTTCACCACGCACTGCCTTGGCAAAATGCTGACAAAGGTTTTTAACCGCATCGTCTTTTTCACTGAACTGGAGGTTTCCATCAGGGCCAATAAAGAGATCATTATTTTTATCGATTGAAAATGTTCTCATAGAGGCGCTCCTGAATTTCCATGACCGGTCTCAACACCACTATGTTGATGCGTAGAGCCGATATCTTTTCCATTGTGTTTCATCGTGCCACCACTAGAGTCACTATTACCATTTACGGACTGATTGCCATTCACTGTGACGTTGCCATTAAATGTGGTTTCAGGCACATTGACTTCAAGAACGGGCGAATCTAAAACCGCTTTACCCTCATGCAGGGATAAACACACAGAGCCATCCATTGATTGGAACACCAAGGCATCAATGTTTTTTCCATCAATCGCCCAACCTTTAATCGTGTCAGGGAAAAACATTGCATCACTGAATGAATGCAAACGTGCTGTATTAGGTTGATCCTCCAATCCTTCACGCTGAAATATCAGGCTAATGTCTCTGTCATTGGCTTTTATCCAACCGAAATCACCCGGCTTAATCGGTGCGCGAATAAAGAAACCCCCTCCCCCAAATCTAAATACGGGAATGTTGGCCAATGGTGCTCGCCCGACTGTTCCCCCTTCCGTTGTTACCATCATCACCAGTGGTTTGATAACAGCACGATTGGTTTTATCGTCATAACTGACTACTGTTGCAGGGAGCATGTCCTCTGTATTCATCATCAAGTTACGAAATGCAGACGAGAGCGCACCTGCCAGCGAACCATCGCTAGCAATATCTGTATTGGGTTTATTCATGGTTATGCTCGTTTACAGGTAGCCTGATAAAAGAAAGGATCATCATGTGACGCAACATCAAATTTCAGTTGCTCAATGATATAGTCGCCATTAAGTGCAGAATTGAATTTACTCTCAAGTCGTAGCATCCCTCCTAGTTCTGAGGCGCCATCAATTAAGTAGGTAACGGATAACCCTTTTTCAGTGGCTTTGGGTATACCTACCATGCCTGATTTCATGCTAAGAATGCGCAAGCGCCCTTTTAAGGCTTGGTTATCATCTTTGACAAACAACGTATCATCATCAATAAAGGCTTTAACGTTTCCCGCTTCCTGCAGTCGTTGTACTTGCTGTAACGCTGAACCACAAAAATACCAATTGGCAATATTTTTATCGGTGGCTTGAAAGTCCAATCTAACCTTGCAATCCTTTGCCACCGATGACGCGATCTCGCTCATTTTCTGCATAGCACCACCACTGGAAGAAACAATATCACCTGAGCTGGCGTTATTGGTTTTAGCTTTAATGGTTAGCGTAACATCAGGAGGCGAGGAAATTTCTGCACTGACAATATCACCGGTAAAAATACGAAATAATCCCGTATTGACGCGTCCTACTTCAAGGTAAAGACGGCGAGTTTGTTTGCTTTTATGATAAGGGCTAGTTTCAGTGAGAAGATAATCTCGAGTGTGGGCGTTTAATCCATCAATGCTAACTGTGCATTCATTTTGTAAAGGGTTTGCGTACTTGGTGCCGTTAGCTTTAATCCGCAATCCTTCATACCACTGCAGTCGCTCTGCGACTTCAATCCCCACCCGTATTCGTCGTAAGTCCATCTTCACTCCAAATAATTAACGATTGGGTTCTATCGAATAATTCATACCAGGGCAGAGAATCATTTTCTGTTATAAATGCTAAATTCGTGCCATCAGTCAGGTAGCGATAAGGAATGATAGGTGTGTTTGCTACCGCGCGCATACCCACGGCGATAACCTCACTTTCTCGTTCAATATCGAGATACATCGCATGTCGACCGGCTTTTATTGTTAGCGTCCAATTAACACCTTCTAAATTGACGGATAAGCGTTGGTTTGGAATAGCTTTTAAAGGTATGACTTTCATGAGAAGCTCCAATCACCATCTGCGATACGTGTTGCCACCGAACCTTTCTTTTTAGTCTCCGTATCGGCTTCTTTTGTTTGCACATTTCCCCGATTTACGGTTGATGACTGCGCTGGTTTTTGTGTCGCTCGAGGCGGTAAATCGCCGTATTCAGGCTCAACAGTGCGCCACTCAACAAACCGTAGTGACAGCTTTATCGCATCTATCATGTCAGGTATTTCATCATGATTAAAACCCGTTAATAACATCGGTTGATAGGTTTTTACTCGGGTTTGAATACCAACAAGTTTGTGTTCGTCAAAAGCTTGTTGCATCGATGAAAAGATGTTTTTCATCTCTCCCGTTAATAGCAAATCTATACCAATCTCAACGGGGTTAATGATCACATGATCACTGCGAGTTTCACCACTTTCAACTTGAAATTGTGTCGCCTTATGTTCATCTCTTACATTGATTTGAATCGGACTCACGCTATCAAATAGAGTAGAAAACGATTCTAAATCAAAGATTTTGACTTCTGTAAGCAATTTAACCTCCCAATCCACTAGAATGTTGTTGATTGACATTAGCTATTTCATCTTGTAGCGCATTGCTAAGTCCACTTGCGACACCTTGTGCATCGGTTGCTTGAGTTTCAACCTTGATTTCTCCAATACTTACGTTACTTTCATTCTTCACATTGGATTGATTACTAATGGCTTGGCTGGTAATAGGGTTCATTGCATTGTTGGCTATCGCATCTAACTGTGCATTGGCTTGAGCAATAGAGTGTCTAACCGGTTGTTGTGTTGTTTGGCTTTCTTCTTGTTGAGGAATGGCATATTCAATCTCGCCATTATCATTGACGTTCCGCTCTACGTTTTGATTGATAGTAATTTCTTCATCGTCACCGAACCCAAAAAACTCTTTAGCAGATTTCCAACCATTTTTAACTGCATCAAGCCCTGTATTTACCCAACCAATGATTTTTTTAACTTGCTCCCACATCCATTCAAACGCGCCCACAACGGCATCCGTCACCGTAGTAAAAACACCCGCAAAGGACTTACCCCACCCTGCAATGACAGAGATACAATTGATGAGAAACTTAATATAAGCCTTTAAGCCTGAAGCCATTAGCTCCCAACCGGCAACAACAATATCCGCCACAACACCGACAATAACCTTTAGATATTCAAAGAGCTTTTTGAATGTTTCCCATAATGCAAGAATAACGATTTTTAATCGTGGATATTTTTCAAGAATACGCCCAATCATTGAATCATTGCCGTCAATGAAATTCATAATGTCGTCATAAACAATCGCAAATGCCATCGCTAAAAGCGCAATAATGGCAATAATAGCGATAATAGGCCATGTTGCAGCAAGTGTTGCTGATGCAGCAGCTAACATAGGGGGAACGTAATAAAGTGCTACGGCCAAACCAATAGCTGAGAAAAAACCTATCAATAAATTTTTGTTTTCTTGGCAAAATTTGACAAAGGTTTGCACCCAAGAAAGGACTTTAGTTAACGCTGGTAACGCACTATTCATAATACTCATCATGACACTACTGAATACGGTTTTTAATCCTCCCGTCACTTCCTTATATTTTTGGGATTGTAATGCAAGTTCCTTTGTAACAACGCCATTTTCCTTTTGCTTTTTAGTCAACTCCTCGAGTTCTTTTCGCCCTTTAAGAATGGATTCAACAATTTTATTGTCTGTTATTCCCACTTCTTTAATTCGAAATACGGCTTCTTCTTTGCTCATCCCTTGCACAGCATCAGACAAGCGATATATGCCCTCCATTGCGCCAATAGATTCGCCTTTCATATCTTTTAATGAGATATTTAAACTTTTGAAAACATCTGCTTTCCCTGATGAAGTATCTTGTAATGCTTCACCAATACTTTCAGACATATCCATCAATGAGTCACGAGCGCCTTGAGCATCTCCTCCCATTGAGGTTATGACTTTGCCAAAAGCATCAACATCTTCAACAGGAAGTTCTAAGGCTTCTGCGGATTGAGAAAGCGTATTCACTTCTTCTGCTGTTGTTTGAATAAATGACGCAATTCCCCCTACCGTTAAACCAATCCCAACCATCCCTGCCATTCGACCGAGGAAACCAGCTAACGACGAGGTCGCCTTACCATAATTATCTGCAACCTCATCAGCTGACTCAGCTAATTCATTATTTCGCCTTGTCAGTCGATCCGTTTCTCTAGATGCCGAATTATTAGTGGCAGTTTGATCATTGATTGACTGTTCAGCTCTCTGAATATTACGTTCGAGTAATACAATGCCTTCCGATAATTTTTTATTACTTTCTGATGAGAGAGCATTAGACTGCAAAAGTAATTTCGCATACTCAAGATAATCTTTCATTTTCTCTATGTATGCGCTCAACTCAGCTTGAGCAGTATCACTATCAATATTTATCTCAGTATGTTCGTTAGATACATTACCTAAACTATCAATAATATTTTGAACAATATTATCAATGTCTTCAGAATTACCCTCCGCTTCTTCAGTGATCCGTTTAATTTCTGAAATGATGGCATCAGAGGCATTTGATGCATCACCATTAACATGAATATCAACTGAATTTGACGATAATTCTGTTAATTGTGCGGATAGATTTTGAATAAATTGCGTAAACCCATCTGCACCGATAGTTGCCGATTGTTGCGCCTTTTTCATCTCAGCAATAATGTCATCGGTCGATTTGCTCACCCGATTAAACGCATCATCGGCTTGGTGGGTATCAAATTCAAATACCTGAACAAAGGTATCTAGCAAAGCCATATGAGTTATCCTTTCGATGATGAAGCCAGCGCTTCGTTATAACGATTAGTAATTGCGATTTCCCATAGGTCAAACGCCTCTTCTAAATCTATTGACGTTTTGAGTTCTGTGAGCGTGGCGAAACCGGCTGAGATGATGACGGCAAAGAAGCCATCAGCGTTTTTATAATCGACGGGAGTGAACCGGTGATTTTGTTGAGCAGGAATTGGAGGAAACCTTGGCTCCCGTCTTTGCCGAAAAAACTGGTGTTATACTTCAACATTTCCAGTTCAAGACGAATAAGGGCTTCACCATCGGGCACATGGTTATCAATTAATGTGCTGGTTTTAAGGTGGATTTCCTGTCCTTCTTTTTCGACAGCAACATACGCCATCATCTTTAACATGGCTTCTTTACTGACTTCATAGTCGCCAATTTTAGGCGCATTCGATAAAGGGTATTTTGCCAGAATTTCACGTCCAATCGTTGCCGGTAATCGGCTAATGATAAAAGTGTGCTCTTTACGATCAGCATCGGTGATCGTAATTTCTTTCGGTTTAATTAACATGATTAATATCCATAAAAAAAGGCGGAATAACCGCCTAGAATTAACGTGCGCGAGTGCGGTCGAAGTCTTGAAATACGAAGGTATACGCTTTGGATTTGTGTCTTCCTGCACTGGCAACAGAGCTACCACGACTACCATTGGTGATTTTGCCGTTGCGTGCCGTGGTTGTTGAGCCATCACCATACGAAGCGACCATAGTGATAATATCCCCTGCATGCCGTTGTCCACGTCGTGCGGTGTTCGATTCCAGTAAGATAGCGAGGTTTTCGTCTTCTTCACTGCCCGCCAACACGTTAATGGTGACCGTTTGAGGTGTTGGCGTTGACCATGTCACCAAATTACCGTTGATATCCATTCCTGTTTGCGCAATGTCCACTGCGGGCAAATCTAATGGATCGGCATCATCTGCGAAGGCGGTAATTTGAATACCGGCGGGAAAGGTTTTATGAGCCTGAATAACAATACTCAAGCCGGTTGCTGATACATCATGCATATTGTGTTCCTTACACTAAGTTGTGAGAGCCTTCGACTTTATGAACCCAGTCGCCCTTACCGTAAATCAATACATATTTCATCACGTACTCGGGTAAATCAGAGGGGCCTGTGTTTTCGACAATCTGAGCGTTGTACCAATAGCCTTTGTTTTGTACATCGTGCCACGCTAAATCATCACCAGAAGCGTCTGTCACTGCGATTTTTTGCACATCGGTTAAGGTTTTTCCCGCTAGGATCGTGCCGTTATTAATCGCCTTAGTTACCGCCCCTGCAATCACCATCATTGCTCGTGCTTCGCCGTCTTTATTAGCGGGTACTCCGCGTGTGGCCATCAATAAACTAAACCACTGTTGCGCGATGTAGGCTTTTAACCATTGCTCATTAGCATGGACACTCATATCTAATGGGTTGGCAACACCTCCACATAAGAAACCACGTTGATAGAAACTAATATGTGAACCCGATACCGCCGTTTCTCCGTAATAGTTCACTCGTAGTTTATCTAAGCGATCCGCATCGATATCGGTCGTAATTTGCGATGGGAACGTGACACCAAATTGACGATACATATAGTTAGTTGTCGCATTGGTTCGGTCATAATCTGTGGCTGACATAATGGCCATAGGTAACGCTTGAACAAAGAAGTTATCCGCTGTTTTCAGATTTAAGCCCGTTGAAGCCGTACCCACCAGCGCCCCGCTAAAATCTTCTGCATTTTGATTGGTCACAGACAAGTGCAATTGATACTTCACGTTTTCACCTGCCACGTACTGCGCCAACTCTACGGCATGCTCTAATGAGAGTTCCGTTAAAAACGTTGCACAACCAAAAGAGTCAGAAATAGCCTCAGAAGCAATAAAGGCTTGTAGCGGAGTTTGTGCAGGATTACCGGCTGATGATGTGCCGTGGCTAATATTCATTGCATCAGCAAGTACCGATTGACGCACACTAATATCTGCACGCTCTTGTACACCACCGCTAATGACAAAGGCACTATCCAGCGAATTAAATGTGACATAAGCGCTAGCAAATTGAGGCTCGCTTTCTGCATTTAATTTCGCTTGCACAGCTGTCGCAACATCCGCGTATGACGTACTTTCGGTGAGATCAATTCCTGTGATTGTTTTTGTCACTTTTCCAATAGTGATATTGAGTTCACCGTCATTAATTAATTTTAAATCGGCTAAATCCCCTGTTTTATCACCGAACAAGGTAGGCGCACGGCCAACCGGTTCATAAGAGGCAATTTGCAGTTCTTTGGACTTACTTGCTGGTGCTGGACTGACATAGCTGAAATACTGACGCGCAAAATGTGCCTCGGGGGAGTCAGTACCCAATAAGTCATCCACTTGACCACTGGCAAATTCAAGCACTTTACCGGCAGGGATTTTAGGGTTAGTTGAAAAAATACGAGCCGTGAGCTTACGCATCGGTACAGCAGACGCGCCAATCACCGCACTCGCGATATCGACATAGCGAGTTTGTTTGATAGACATAACGTTCCTTAAATACGATAGATATCGGGATACAACGCACTCACGGCGTCTGTATCAGGATGAAGTGTGCGATTAAATGTCACATTGAAATCAAATGAGGGGTTTTGTTCGTAGTTGCCCTGGTCATTCAGAAAATAGGGCGTTCGAATACCTGTTGCCCGTTGAACGCCAATGCCTTGTTTACGGAGTGCTTCAACAAAGGGCAATGAATTGGTGATCATTCTGACAATTGCGGTAATATCAATAGCCGTATAATTGCCTAACTGGGTAATAAAAGCCTGAACTTGGTACGTTTTTTCAGATAACTGGTTTTCTTGGTGATTGGCTTTATTGCCTTGAATGTTATATTTTCGCCTTTGCCAGCCGTAGCCGTTTTCATTAATGGGAAAGAACATCACCATATTATCTTCACGGCCTTGCTTGGTAGATTGAAAACCGGCTTTAACGGGGATCTCAATGTCGACTGCTTTTAACTGCAACAAGAGCTGTTTTCGAATGGCGACATCAACTTCATAATCCGTCATAAGTACCCACCTCGATACAGATCACCGATTTCCAACCGTCTTGTTCGTACCAGTCTGCATCACCCACCACGTCATATTTACGACCATTGAATACAAGGAAATCAGGAGATGTTCCTCTTTGCACAGCTTTAATATCATGAGAGGTATATAAGCGTCGGTACACTTGGCTCGTATCTAATCCCATTGATTGAACATCTTGGGTATCGACCGCTTGCCAACTGCCATGAACTTCTACGGGATCATAATAATCATTTTGGTCATTCCCTCGTTCATCGGGTGCCCGTTCTTTAAATCGAAACCAGAGCACCTTTTGCTGTGGAATATAACGTGAAGCAATACGGTTTAAGTTACCAAACATTATTTATCCTCCACTGCGAAACTAACCGCTTGAAGCATTTGGCCAGTATCGACTAACGGCTTATCGGTGGCCTTACCTTTGCTATGGCGACGTGCTCTTGCTTTAACGGTTGACTCCTCCAGTGCCGGTGTTGTGACTGCTTTTATTGCCATTTTCACATCGCCCGCAACCGTCGCACCAATTTGTGTCAGCCCATTATCCAGCGTGATATTGCCCTTAACAGACGCTTTCACTGCTCGAAAAATTAACTGACTATAATCCTGCTTTTTGTCATTCATGGTCGGACGTAAAAATGGGCGAGGAGGAATACCACCGGCGGGATAGCCCAACTCTTGAATAGAGGCAACATAAGCAATCGGTGTTCCATCGGGATATTTTGCGTGTTCAAAGAAACCAACACTTAATCGCTTTTTAGCCAATTCATCGTAAACCGCTTTTAATTGCGCTAATTTAGTCATTAACGTAATCGCCCTCCTCGTGTAAATCGCCCACCTACACCCCGAAATGCCGAACGCTCACCGCCACCACCGAAATATTGAGGGACGCTACAACGCTTAATTAGCGCTAGAAACTGCTGGCCAAAGGTTGTCATTTTGAACCAGTGCGACCAATCCGAACCAGCAGGCGGTGCCGTAAATGACACGCTCACCTTATCGATAGTCACACTCGTCACCACACCGGTGGGCGACTCATCATCAGCAATCAATTTTCTGAGTGTTAGCATGTGTGCAACCACGAGCATCCACAGCTCGTTAGTGCAAACACCCTTACAGGCAGAGAAATAGTTCAACGCAGATTGAGCAATGATAAATATTTCATCATCACCCACAGAGTTAAACTGCGGATAGAGCACACGGAATGACGTTAAAGGAAATGTGCTCGTCTCCATGATCACTTACCTTTTTTGTTGGTTTTAGGAACGTCTAACTTTTCAGCCTCTAACGATTCTGGTGTGTCAGGAGCTGATTGGTCGCTGGCTTCCATATCTGTGGCGACTTTTTCAGGATCTTCTTTGCGAAGCTCAACGGTAATAAAGCCATTGTCACAATGAAGATTGAAAACGTGATTTTCTTTGAGTTGTTTGTATTGCTCGTCAGAAATTTCTGTCACACGGCCACGTGGTGTGTACATGTGTTTGGTCATTACGTTCGCTTGACCGGCAATAAACACTTTCCCGTCTCTCACGGTATAGTTCTGGTCATTCGATAAGGTGCAATATGCATAAAGAGGCATGGAGTGCTCTCCTGTTGTTTGGATATAAAAAAGCCCTCAAATGAGGGCGCAAAAAGAGAAGTGGTAAGATTAGATGCCGGTTAAGCGTGTCACCGCCCACGGACGGGTCACAAATACACCTGCAGTCGCATTGGTCGCATCTTCCATATACCCTTTAATTTGATTGAGTGAACCTAATAACTGATATTTCACAGGCACAACTTGCAGGATCGACGCACTGGTTGCCGTTGAGCCATCATCAATGCTATCTGCGAACATATAGGCCACATCAGCCCCACCATTTGCGCCAACAAATTCAGGAGAGAAAACCAGACGCATATTTGGATAGTTTTCATTTATCCACTGTTTGACTGTTTCACCACGTGCCACCGGATTAGCCACATTCAGTACAGAACGAAAGCCCAACGGCAATGTTAAAGTGATTGGTGTGTCATCTTTAATAATACCGCCAGAGCTCGTTTCAATACGCGAGAACATATCAGTAATATCGGCAGTGATATCCGCAAATGTTCCCCCTTTCCATTTGCCTTTTGCGGTTTCATAGGCGGGTAAGTTAGGCTCATTCATCAAACCAAAGACGCGTGTTTCAGGGCTATTAAACCCGTAGTAACCCACACGTTCACGGCCTTGCTCTAATGATTCAGTCACTGAATTACGCTTTTCTTCCATCGCAACAAAACCTGCTGACGATTGGCGCGCTTCTTCTAATTTACCCACTTGAAAACCTGATTCGAAGCGGACAAGGCCACGGCGTTCTTGGTCTTGTGCATAAGACGCTAATGGCACATTGGTATGGTCACCATAAAGCTCGGCTTTACTAATTGGTGTCGCCACATTCAGAATGATTTCTTCATCATGCCACTCACCCGCATTGACGATACCGGTGATTTCATCCAACACACGCACACGCGTTGCAGTACGAATAACACCCGGTAAAACGTGTTGCAACATTTCGCGTTGAATTAAGCCCCCCTGCATTGCACCACCGCTGATCGCGGAGTCCATCGCAGAAAAACCACCAAAGCCGATTTGCGCTAATTCTCCGTATGTCCACTTTTGGTCAGGGTTAATATTTAGTTGGCCATGTTTTTTGACATCACGACCAGACATGTGAAATTTAATGTTACTGACTGGCATTATTCACCTTCCTTTGGAGATGCTGGATATGGGATTTCTGTTAAACGAATAATGCCCAAATGAGCACTTTCTGTTGACTCAAGGTGTCGGCTGATAAAACCAATGACGCGATCACCGGCACTAATAGTGGCTTTAGAAGATAGCGAGCCGTCAGCTTCATCGAACACAACCGGTGCGTTGATTTTTCCTGCCACTTCTTTTAGTTCAACGAAAACTTCCCCCATTGTCAGGAATTCGCCCTGTGTACCGTTACGAGCGAACGCTTCTTCGATACGATAGGCTTTAGGGTTAATCATGATCCCCGCAAATGCCCCTTTACCCCCGACTTGAACGGATTCTACTGAATCATCTTTGTAGGTATAGGCGCGACCGAAAATATTCAGCTTTTCATCCGCTGAACTAAGAATGGCTGAAACAGCGCGAATAGGGCCTGCATGACTAATTTCACCGACAACACCAGAAATTAAGCCATTTGCTACTGATTTAGGAATTGCCATTATTTAGCTCCCCATTTATCCATAATTGATTTATTGCTCACTGCTGAGTCCATTGTTGAGCTGGTCCTTTGGGAGTCAGGCACACGCCCTTGCATCCAAGCATCAAGAGCAATGGCTTCTGTACCTTTACTGCATTGAATACCCAGCTTTTCAACACCATATTCTGCAACTTGTTGTTGAGTCATTGCCGAATGGTCAAACACACCAAGGAACGGCGTTAACTTATGCGCCAGCGCATCACGCGCACCGATTTGTTTGAGTAATTCACCCGTATCCATTGCGGGTTTGGCTTTCTCTAATCGCTTAATTTTACGTTTCAGTGATGCCATTTCGTCCATGGCGGTCATGCTACGGTTTAAGCGTTTTAAACGACGATGCAGGCCATCGGTAGTTGCTTGGTCAAGATGCTCTTTGGCTTCTTCAATCGCTTCGACTGCCTCTTCAATGGCGACTTCGGCTTTCTCTACGGCTTCAGGTTCGCCAGATTCAGCCTCTTCTGTGGCAATTTCAGCTTTTTCCACGGCTTCTTCTGCTTTCTGCTCTTCGTCAGGATCTGAATCAGTTGAAGACTTATCTTTATCGTCTGGCTCATCGTCTGTCGCAGGTTTAGCGCTGGTGATTGCTTCTTTGATAATGGCTTTTAACGCTTCCAATTGCTCGGGCGTAAAGGCACCTTCATCAGTGGTTGGTTTGTCTTTGTTTTCTTCTTCGTTCATGCGAATAAGTTCCTTTGTGTCTATGGTAATAACGGAATGGTCTTGTACAGCAACATCAGCGCCAGTGCGCCCTTCATCGACTAACGCAAGATGGTTGGCTCTAATATGCCGTTGTATGGCGTCATAACGTTCACCGTTAAATTCGCCTGGTGTGAAATCATAAATACAGCGATAACCCGGAGATAATTCAATTTTTCCCCCTTCAATTTGGTTAAGCGCTGAATTAGACAGGATTTTGATATTGCCTCTAAGGTAGGGGTATTCAAAATAGACTCGCTCCCCGATTACCCCTTGTATCCCCTTTGTCTCTGCGGGTGTGCCGTCTTTCCCTAGCATTTCATGCTCATCAACAAAGGGCATTAATTTGAAAGAGTTAATTGTCTCTGTGCTGGCCAGTTCTTCTTGTGGGCGATACACCTTGTAAATCTTTTCGGGTATTGGTGCGCCAATCTCAAACCCTAAATAATCAAAAACCCCAACTTTAGAGATGGGGTTATCTTTGACTTCCAGCCAGCCGTTTAAATCATATTGTCGCTTTGTCATGTCTCCTCACCGAAATCTATTACGGGTGTCCAGAAGCACTTACAATTTGGTAATTGTCCGGGCAATCCTCGTTCTCCCGTTTTAGGATCAATAATCGGTGGGTTATCTAAATCAAACACTTCACCGTCCAATTTAATATGCCATTCACGAGGTTCTGCACTCCCACCAGAGTGATACCAAACCGCCTTACGAATACCAGCAGATTTCATGCGCTCATAGTTAACCGCTGTCGTAATCTTTCGTGTTTGATCAACAGCGATAAAGTTCGCCCTTTTCTCTGTCACACTGCCAGTATGCCGAATTTCCTCTAATAGTGTCTTTGCGCCCTCACCACCTTGGCTGATAGAGCGTAAGGCAACACTTTCAATACGTTGATGAAATTGCAGTGGAATGGATTTAATGAGTGCTACGTTTTCAGCCGTAGAAGCAATGATTTTATCTTTCAAGGCTTCGGGCATATCCGGCGTTTTGATGGTGATCCCCCCTGACAACTGTTTGAGAGAATCATCTAAATTACGTTTTGCGCCTATATCGACTTGGGAAACAAATTTATCTGCAATCTCTGTGGATTTTTGTTTGAAAATCTTATCCCATTTGCGTTTTAGTCGGTTAAGCCAGATGCGTGTTTGACTGGCAAAGCTGGCATCCATCGTAAAGCCATCGAAGTCGTCATTTAATTCACTAAACACTTTTTCATAGTCTTTAACCATTGAATTAATGAGGCGTGACATGTCACCTTGATAACGACTAGAGGGCGCTACCGAATACTGCAGGGGCTTCCCTTTCATTACTGCTTGGCGAGAGGTTGCCCATTGCGCTCGCTTCGTTCGTACTCGTATTCGCCTCGACATAATCTGCCTCGTTCACTTCAATGCCGTAATAGCTAGATGCTTTATCACTGGCCAGTTTCTTGCGGATATCTAACCCATCAATCGCCCCCGTTGTTGCATAAGCTGAATCGGCTTGTGCTTGTTTAAGCTCAATATCCGCACTCTCAACAGCCGTTGGGCTATCAAGTGGTGCCCATGTGATAGAGATTTCTGTCACAGGTAAACCATCGCTACGCATTAACATGTCGTAATGACGCTGTAATAGCTCTTCAAGGTCGTTTGATTGAATGCTCTCAAGCTCTTCGCGGTAATTAGCCTCTTCGTATTCCCCTGTTGAGTTAAAGCCTTTCGGTGTAGTGCCTAATAGCTTTGTCGCGGGTACATTGGAAGCCGATGCCACCAGCTGATATTGCGTCATAATCGTGGCATCTAAATCCGCTAATGAGGTGTCGAACTGTTGAACCGTATCTTCACTGCCCGTCATTTGCACACCGTAGTTATCGCGCATCTCCATAAAATAAAGCATATTTTCGCGAATAATATCCTTATCAGCGCTTTCTGGATCTGCAATCCCCATCGTAAGCAAACGCTTGGTCATTGCCAGTTGTGGTGCTTCATTGGCGGTACGTTCTGAAGCGTAGACACGCTCATAAATACGTTCTGGCACTGATACGCCAAAGTAGTTGTACATTGGCTTCAAGACATTCGGCACTGGAAACGGCACAAACTTAATAAAGTGAGACTTGTGATACTTACGCCCACCAATCACATAATAGGTCGGCTCGTAGAAATCCATGCTGGCAGGATCTTGAACATTGGCATCCGTTAAATCGGCCGTTACCCATTGGGGATCAATCTGTTTAATACCTTTGTACATCCCTTTAGTCACACCATCGATATTAAACGGGTTTTCATACCACTCTTTCGGGTTTGATGTCTCAACAACGAATAATGCTAAGCGACCGCCGTATACTCTCCCAAAATGAACCAGCTCTTTCAGTTGGTGTGTAATACGGTATTTTTTATCACGTTTACGGAGCTTTTTACTGATAGCGCGATCATCGTCGTTATCACAATCAATATCGTAGCCTTGGCGTATCGCATCACGAGCTGGCATATTACAGGCTTTATCCACCAACCAATGTTTAGCGATAACCGCACACATATTGTTACCAATAAACATTTGTGATGCATACCAAGAAGCCTGTGACTCTGGTACACCGTAAACCTGCTCACCTTTAAATGAGGGCACATAGCTATCAATACTATCCATCGCGACACCTGCAATTGTGGGTTGCGGTAAATAAATCCCATTAAAGCCTCGTTCTCGCGCCAGCGCAGGATATAAGTCAGTTGTAAATGCTGACCGTTTAACCGGTGCGAGTGGTTCTGTTTTTCGCCTCTTAAACGGCCACCACATAGATCATCTCCTAGTTGTGAAGAAACTACTTTTTTTCTTCTGATATAAATCGCGTAATGCTTGCGTCATGGCATCCACTGTGTCGTCATGGCCAGCAAATGGGAATGTGGTAATTTCCTCCACAGTTTCGACAATCCACGGCTCAATGTCTTTGTGGGGAAGCCACACGTTGCCAGCCTCCCATTCAGCGGTACACGCATGAGCACGAGCAACCTTGCTACCATCTGGCTCGACGGGAATTAACCCTGAGACGGTTGATTTGAGAGAGTCGATTACAGCAGGGCCATTAGCTTTGTCTTCCACTAGCTTACGTCGTCCTTCAGGGAATTTTTCAGCTAACCATTTCACCGACTTTAAGGTTTCAGTAAAGCTCATGCGTTTTCTAATTTGATACAGTAGATAAACATTTGCGTCTTTCTTGCCCCATACCTGCCCGACCACATAGTCAGTACCGTTACTATCTTTAAAGGTCATATCCCAACTATGAATAACCTTATCGAATTTTTCTGGTAGGTCTTTCGGTAGGTAGTACTGAGCAAATTCTTCGTGGAAGATTTGGCCATCACCCGGCTTAGGTGATTGTTGGTACATTGCAGACCAGAAGTAATCACCAATGATTGCTTTTGTCTCAAGGAGTTTGTCAATTGGGTGTAACTCTGGTACCAGTGCTTCCCCTCGTTCATTGATTGCAGGGAATGCAAGCACCTTGGTTTCAGGCGCTTTTTCTTTTAATTGACCAGACAAATCATCAGTTGCCCATCGAGTGGCCATGATAATTTCACCGCTGTTTTTTGATAAGCGGGTCTTAAAGGTCGAAACGTACCAGTTCCAAATTGATTTTTTAACAGTCTGGCTAAGCGCTTCTTTCGAGTTCTTTATCGGATCATCAATAATGCCGAGGTCAACTTTCTTACCCGTTAATGGGCCACCTACACCGGCACAAACATAGCCTCCTTTGTGATTGGCAAGACCAAACTCATCAGAATTACGTTTAACTGCAATGCCGTTCTCAGGCTTATTGCCTAACCAACTTTTAGGAAACAGCACACGATATTCATCGGACATCATAATGCGCTGAACATCAGTATTCATATCACCGGCTAAATCTGAGGAATACGACAGCGCACCAACACGCATGTTAGGGTATTTTCCAAAGAAATAAGCGGGAAGATAGCGAGAAACAATATCAGACTTACCGTGTTGTGGCGGTGCCCCTAATATTAATTTAGGGCGCTTACCTGCCATCATATCAATCAAGAACTGGTCGAGCGCATCACATACCGTTTGAGAAAAATGGCTTGTAATGTATTCAAGGTTTATATACTGAATAAATTCATGCAAACTACGTCTAGCTATCTCTCTCCTGACCTCTTCATCAAATAAGTCGAAATTGACATCCATAGAGATACCTAAAGTGACAAAAATAACCCTTTCATGCCGTAATTGGCACGAAATGATTTTCATATTTTTGATAACAATTGATTAACAATAAAACGGCATTAAAACAGAAAGAAGATTGTTACTTTTAGCGGTTTTGGTTGTGTTTTTAGTTGAGTTCAAAAGTGAAGGGTCGCATTAGCATCATTATGTTAAATATAACGATAATTGGTACAATTTATACTATTTACAGACCAGGATATAATTGCCCTTCATCAACAAAATAAACCTGCGTTAAATACCATCGCCCGTCCTGAAAAATTAAATAATATTCATAAATAGGTGAGTAACCATCAGGTACAATATATTGCGTTGTGACAACAGTGATATTGTTAGTGCTCTTTACTACCGATAATATTTTCTCTTTTTTGGGGTCATGACTTGATTCAGAACCAAATGCAATGGGTTCTCCTACAAAATCAGGTAATGTGTATTTAGTTAATAGCCTACGCCACGCCTTATCTGCTAACTCCGTATACTCATCAGGCTTCGAACCCATAAGGCTAAATGCGTAGTCATTCCATTCCATGTAATCTTGTTGAAATTGTCTAACCAAAATTTCAGGTGACTCATTAGACATGGCAACAGATTGATTCATAAATAATCCACCTAAAAAAAGAACAGTAAATAAATACAATGCATAAAATCGATATTTAGACATATTCCCTATCTGCTCGATGCAATATTTAAATATGTTGTTATATCACACTGACTAAAATCTTACTGCTTTGATTTTACTCTTAATTGCATAAGTTGCTCGAAACTTAAGTGGCTTAAATCAATTCCTGTTGTTTGAATAGGCCCACCATCTGCCCCCGTTAATTCTGTCTTGTTCTTTAGCATACCTAAATGCTGTGCAACCATCTTAAGCGCTTCATCTTGATTACGAGTAATAACCTCAACACCAAACTTCCCTTCTTTCACGCCAGCAAATACTCGACGAGCTGGCCCTGTTAAGTCACGCGTATCATGAAAGTACGCACGCCCAATACCAGCACCATTACAACGAGGGCAATCAGGATTTGGATCTAATGTTTCATCGTAACCGTAGCCTCCCACATCTTGTGGAGGCGGTTTCTTTGCTACGACTGCTTTTTTAATAGCATCTTCAAACTCTATTGAATCACGCCACTGATAATTGAAACCAAAGCCCCAGCAATGACGGCAACATAATCGTCGGTATTCGGTCAACTCGTTAACGTCTGCCGTTGCGATATCCCACCACATTTTTAATACGGCATCTTGGGTTATCTCTGTTCTGCGTTCCCGTTCTGCTAATGCGTCAGTGATTGCTCTTGAAACCTTAGCATTTCTTAGCATGCGAGTAGCATTTACATAAGCTGTATTTCCCTCACCTTTATAACCGGCTCGCTTATATGCTCCCGTTCGATTTAAGTCGATAAGGTATTCACTAACAAATTTAATCTGTTGTTCTGTTAGCCCGTAATTGCGCAGACTAAAGGTGTTTTGATCATCATGCGCATTACTGGATTCATTACTCTGCGCAGTGGGTATATCACTATTGCGCATTGGCTCTTTTGCGCTTTCTTTTTTCTGCGCAGTGCGCAATTTCTTGTGCGCAGTTTTTTGCGCATTCTGCGCACTGGATATTTTGATATATCGTCGAGCTGTTGCGTAGTTTAGCTCCTTTAGTTCGCACCACTCTTTAGGGGATATTCCTGTTATAGCATGTTCGGCGAGGAACTGTTGTTGTAGCATCCCCCAATCCAGTTTTGCCATTGTGTTTATCTCCTATTAATTACCAAGTTTTAATCGTATTTATTCCATATAGTTTGAAAAATTTAATATATTTAATATAGTGACTTATTACATTTATACATTCAGAGGCTGTAATGCGGATTTTTATTGCTTGTATTGCTTTTATTGGGGTAATTATTTTTGGGTATATTGTTTGGTCTACTCCTACATGGCCATTCATAGCAGGGTTGATTGGTAGCATCGTCGCTTTTCTTACTGCTATAGCAAATATAACCTCATCAAAATATTCAGATAAAAACATTATAAATCAATCCATTGGCAAAAACTCCTCAGGCATACAGGTTGGTGGAAATCTGATTATAGGTACTGAAAAAAAGGATAAAGAATGAGTCTTATTGACAAATCAGGGCAACGTGTAGGTGATAATTCATCTGCAATTCAAGTTTCAGGTAATGCTACTATTGGTAACTCAACTTCTGAAGTTATAGAAATTTGTAAACTCGTTGTCATGAAAGAGCTTTCCTCTTTACGAGAAGAAGCAATGAACATCGCAATGCAAAGAGCACAAGAATTTGCAACAAAAATCGCTAACCGATTAAGTTCTGAAGTGGATGATAAAATTCGTACTAAATTAAAAGACCCTGATATAGAATTTTCAATCCGAGAAGCCACATTAATCGTTGCCAAAAAAGGCTGTAAAACCAAATCTGACTTACTACAGGAAATTATAGTATCTAAAGTTAGTAATGAGAATGAAGAAACTGATTTATTACTAGACCATGCTCTAGAAATAACAAAGCGCCTAACTACTTCTGAGATTAAATTACTTGCTCTTATCTACTACATTAGAATAGGTGATATATTAATAAATCAGAAGTCTACTCATGAGCTAATCGAAAATTACAAAAATGGTATTTCACACCCATCTATAACATTAAATGAATGCTACTCTATAAACAAACAAAAATTGAGTTTAACTTTTCCATTACTAAAAAGAATCATTGTTGAATTAGCGAGTATCACTCCTGTAAAACTTAATCATCTAGAACTTAAAGGATGCTTAGATAGTCAAAGAAGATTCAATCATAGCATCTTAGAATTTATTTCAAAAAAAACTGGTCTAACAATTGATTCAACAGAACAGTTTGAAGAATGCTTTCCTGACATTAAAGAAATAATTAATGCCTTTGGCATAGAATCATTATCTGAACTTGATGTAATTGTTCCTAATGAATTAGGGGTAATTATTGCTGAAAGTTTTATGCGAGCTCAAGGTGTCTATGAGACTATAAAAATGTACTAACAAAATTTAGCTACTAGTTATGAGTTAGATAGCTTTATTATTTTATATATTACATAGATTTTTACTATTGAAGTTTTATTTACTAGAACATTCATTGCAAACACTCCTCTCTAATATAATTCTGCAAACCAAGTATAATCTGCTCTGACTCTACAATTCGCTCTCTGAGTAACCAATAATTTCTGATAGCGGTGTCAGTAGGTCGGGCGGTGGTTGCATCATCCACGCTGGTGGTGGGATTACTGGTGCTCTTTGGACAGTTGGCTTTGATGTACACCCGCTCAGGATTACGCTCACTAATATCACGCAAGCGACTAATTTCATTCTTTGCATTAACAAGCTCCTGTGTGTGTCTTGTATCAAGTTGATTTAGTCGCTCTACACGGGCTTGATAATCAACATTGATAGCCTTTTGCTCTTCGAGTGTGGTAGCCAGTTCTTTGTTGTTTTCTGTGAGTGTGTTAATTTTTTCAGCTTGTGCATTAATCAGCACACAACCACCAGCAACAATGCCCACCATCACAACGACAATGTAAATTTTCCAGTGTTTCATAATTAGTACCGATGATGTGAGAGAGCTACCTGACAGCGTTTTTCTAAACTGGCTTTATCGTTAACACATGAATTATCAATTGAGAGATAAATGCCACCAGCGGCTGTGATGAGTAATACGAGGATAAAGCTAATAACGATAATTAAAGATTTCCATGACATAGTGCTGACTCTGCCTCCCGACGACTAACAAGCCCTCGCCAAACCTTTCCACCTGCATAAACCCAACGCTTTATTTCTTCACAGGCGCCATACTGATCACCTGCATTTAATTTCTTTAGTAGTGTAGAACGTGCAAAGGCTGTGGTACCGACATTGAAAGCGAATGAATATAGAGAAGCTTTTGTTTTATCATCTACCGGCACTTTAACCAGGATATCAACTTGCTGTTGCGTTCTGATAAAGTCTTTCTGAAGTAACTCGTCACATTCTTGCTGTGTGTATGTCTTACCTTGAATAATGTCTTTGCCAGTATGTCCATAACAAACCGTCAGAACACCTGCAACATCACGATAAGGCTCGTAACGAACACCTTCAAAGTAACCAATCACTGTTATCGCAATACTTACCGCACCAGCACTCGCAACTGCAGCTACCTTCTGTTTTAGATTCATTAAATGTCCTTTTTAGCTTTAGTCAGCATCTCGCCAACTATCTTTTCTATGTCTTGCGGATCGCTAGAACAATTGCGATGAACCAGTTCAGCAAATAATGCTGTTCGTTTCCGCTGTTCTCGCCGTGTCATCAGATAAGTTGCTAATCCAAGAAGCATGCTAAATCCCATCCCTATTACAAAGCCCCATTCATACAATGAGAGACTTGCAAAAAAGGCAGTTAAGCCAGCTGTTCCGTAGGTAGCATTGGTTAATTTGTCCATGCGCATATACACCCCCTACGGAGTGTCCATTTATTTAAAGAAGAAATAAGAAGAATAATTAATGTTATAATATATAATTATTTAATATATCTAAAACCATGCAAATAATTATCTTAATTATTAGCAAATAAGAATAGGAAATATAATGCCATTATCACATTCATTTGAAGACTTAACTCAAACATTTCGAGTATTAGTTGAAGCCAACTTTAAGTTTCATCAACTAATATCTATTGATAGAGCCGAAGCTGTTGGTAATATCGAAACATCATTGAATGCCATGTTAAATTCATTTCATAATTTATATGACTTAATGCAACAAGAATTACACTCACCAATTGATTGGTATGCAACTCCTGAACTTTGCATTATTTTATGTATTCGAAATGCTCGCCATCATAATAAAGCAAATCGCATTAGAAGCATTTATAATTATCATGTGCAGAATACTGACTCCCCCCAAACTCCTCATACATATCTATATGCTAATTTTTTAGCTAATCCTGAAGAAAAAGGAGGAGGTTTTTTTGATGTTCCTATTTCATGGGGAGATATTTTAGACCTATTATCATTACCTAGAAGAGAATCCCGTCTTCGAGAATCAACTGAAGAAATTATTAGGAATTACATAAATGCTAATTTAATTGAAGCTTCAGCTGCAGAAGAAAATATTGATATAAGAGATATATTTATTAATTTTGTTCCTTTAGCAATGAATGCAGGCATAAAATTATTTCCTTTTATTAAGGACCATGTGACAACAAACTCAATTGAGGCCCAATCTTTTTATAGTCTTTTTGAAACTGTTAAACCATCAATAACTTGTGAGCCATGTTGTCAGCCATTGCTATTTAAACTCCCTAATTAATAATACAGAATCCTAAATAATATTTAATCTTATATTTTAATCGTTTAAAAAAACAAAAACCCAGCGCTTAGGCTGGGTTAGTTGGTCACTGTATAAAAACGGCAACTTATACTTAAATAGTGGATCATTGGCTCAAAGAAGTCAACACGTTCTTGCTATTATTTTTACTTTTCCACTCTTTTTCTCGTTTTTTAAATGCTTCTTTTAAATGTGGGTAAATTAAATATTCGGCTGAACTAATTATGTCCTCAATTTCTCTTCTGCATGTAGACATAGAAGGTTTTCTATATTCTACCGTTCTATTGCGTCTAATCATTTGGCGCGGTTTTGCTATATTGTGGTAATAACGAGCAATAGCGCGATCTGAGCTACCAAAGGCATAACGCAGTAATAAGAGCGTAAACGCTATTCTGTCTATGTGATAAATTTTATCGACCACTTTAGCGATCAACATACCATCGTCGTCATTACACATTTCTCGCTCAGGGTAATCACGCTTTTCTACTGTCGCCATAAATTCAGCAATAATGCTACTTTGCCTTTTTTCTATTCTCCCTGAATATACCCATGCTCCAAATTTTGATAACCACGGCTGAATCCATGCGACCTGATCATCATCAAGCCTTAACCCATCAGATATACTCTTTATACTCGACATGCTCGTAACTCCATTACTTCTTGCTTAGTCTGTTCTAACAACTCAATTTCGGTACCATGAATTTCTTGCCACGATTTAGGCGAAGCGTGAAAGCCGGTTTCGTAACACGCTCTATGATGTGGAGGACACAGTGGTAAAACATCTGTATGACTTGCTCGTTGTGCCATTCCCTGCCCTGTTCTAACATGATGTATTTCCGCTCTACTTGCCCCAAGCCCCATATTGCGACAACAAATACAACCCAGTTCTGCTACATCTGATAGCCACTGTCTTTCTTCTTTGGTCTTTGATTTGATCATTGGTCTTGCCTCTACGTGAAACTTAATAATTGAGATACTGCATTTTCTACAGCTTTTTGAGTGGGGAACTGTTTACGAAGGATAAAATTCCAAAGCACATCGAGTGTGGCTTTGTAGAGTTCGCTAAATGCTAAGTCGTCCATATTTGCAAAGCTGATTGATTTAGCGACACGACGTAAACTACCGTCAGGCATTTCAAACGTATCGTAATAACCGGCTTGCTCTACAACCCAATAGCGAAAAGCATCAAATGATTTTGTTGCTGAGATATTTTGCGCACGATCTTGTGCGACTTCTTCAAGATAAATATCAGATGCGGATAAAAGCGCGTCAGCATTATCCGTGTAATATGAAAGGAATGTGATGTAACCACGCACAAGCTCTTTTTCTTCAGGTGAAATGGTACCGCCAACTGGTTCCCAATATTCATAGCCTAAGTTGAGTAATGCGAAGTATTTACGATGAAATCGAGGGTTACGAGCTTTCTTAAAATTAGCTGAAAGCACATCACCACACTTGATTTTTGAATGCAGAAAATCTCTCGTAACAGGGTTAGCCGGTACAAGAGTATCGTTAGACATTTTGATAAAGCTATGCTGTGCCATACTTGACTCTCAGTTGACACAGCAAATGTTTAGGATTGGGTGTTCAGGCCAATGATGCAATTATAGCAAAAAAAGTATTTTTTTATATAATCATCTAACAGTTAATCAACTAAAGGAACTAGCTTGTGAAACAGAAAAAAAATAATAAATGTGCTCTATGTTGTAATAGTACTGAAAATATCCGAGATAGTCATTTCTTCCCCAAGTTTGTATATAGAGAATTATCACCTATGTTACTTGAGGGGCATGAAAAGATAATAACATATCGTAATAATGCCAACCCATTGTTTAAAGAAATAAAGTCTTATTTACTATGCCAGAATTGTGAAATGCTTTTTACTCAGAAAGGTGAGAATTATGTTGCAAAAAAATGGAAGAAGAACAAAAAAACTAACATATCAGACCTGTTAGGTGCATATTTAAAAAGAATATCAATAACAAGTAATCTTTCTATATTTCATAATATTACAGACTTAGATGATAATTATTTATTTTATTTTGCTTCTAGCATATTCTGGCGTGCCACCTTTGACTGGGCATATTATGATAAGCTAAAATTAGGTGCTAATTTAGTCGATGAACTAAGAAATTATTTACTTTTTGGTACCCCACCTAAAAATTATAAAATAGTCTCTGTTCCTATATACATGGTGGAGTCTTACTCTTTAATTTTCCCCAAAAAATATGGTCGCAAAGATTTTATAAATGGTAACTTTTATTATTTTACAATGCTAAATCATTGTTTTATTTTGATTGAATCGTATTTTATGAACAAATTTCTGAGAGATATTAATAGTAATGTTAGAGAAAGACTGCTCTACCACATAGATTCAAAAATTTTGCAAGAAGGAATTTTATATGAATTTATTGATAATTATAAAAAATCTAATAGACCAAAAGGGTTAAAATATAGTACTAATCTTAAATGGATAAACAAATACATTTATATGCCACCTATGTGTATTAATGGAAATTTTCAATTAAAATTACCTCATGAACTACAACACAGGTTGAGAAACAATCATAAATTGGGAAATGAAAAAGATTATTACTTTTTTGACTTTATTCAAACATGTGGGCATATAAGCCCGCTCGCTCACTATTATTTAAAATTTAAGAAACAAAACATTTTATTTTCCTCCGATATAAGGCTAATAAAAAATTCTAACTCTTCTGTTGACTCCTAATATGAATATCCAAGGTTAAGTTATACGAAGTATTTAAGGTGGAAACTGGGGTCAAGAGCTTTCTTAAAATTCACAGAAAATACATCTCCACACTTGATTTTTGAATGCAGAAAATCTCTCGTAACAGGGTTGTTAGACATTTGATAAAGCTATGCTGTGCCATACTTGACTCTTAGTTGACACAGCAAATGCTTAGGATTGGGTGTTCAGGCCAATGAAATTGTTTTATCAGAAATACTTATTTCTTCAAAAGAAGATAATTTTAAATTTAAAAAATTAAATAAATAATTCTTTAAGTTTAGATACATAAGGTGTTATTGCAGATAGAACAGATGCAGAACCACCAGCAATAGTCATTATTTCGACTAGTTTTGTCATAACACCAGTTTGGTCTTTAACACTTTTCATCGACTCAACATGTGGGATTATATCATCAATAATTTGAGTGTCTTTTCCCTGCTTTTTTATCTCTAATAATTCAGAAAGTAGTTTATCTATTAAATCATGAGATTGAACTTGTAAATTTTGATTAAAATTTTCGCTGGCATTAGCAACATTAGCATTACCATAAATATTGGTATTAAATATATGTGCTATTTTTTCCTTTTGTTCATCATTCAAATTAGACAATTTGATATCCTCAATATTTGAAATTTTACTTTCTACTTCTAATGTGAATTGTAATATTCTGGTTTTAATTCCATCAAGAATAGCTGTATATAAATGAGCCGGCGACTCACTCCAAATTCTCATAACATCTTGATGTGTAAAACCTTTAGATATTAAGCTCACAATGTGTGTATCCCATGGCCTTTCCATCATAATAGAGTCATGTGAAGTTAACTCCTCAATAGATGAGACACTATTCGCAACACGCATTACACCATAATTTTTTTGAACGGGCTCTGGAAATTTAGTTATATCTATTGGGTAATTTTTCCACATATTATAACCATCCGTAAAATCCCCTTTAACTACACAATTAAGTATTCTGTATTCAGGGAGTTCGTCTGTATTTTTATATCCATTAAGTTCATCATTAACCCACCTTATAAAATTTTCATTTTTTATTTTATGAGCCAAATATAAACATTTTCTTAATAAATCAGATAGTTGAACTTTTGAATTAATACAATCATTTTGTATTTCAATGAGTATTGACATTTAGAAATCCCCATTTAATTAATTATACTATTTTATCTTCAATTGTAACTCACGTCCTCCATAAGTAACCCAGCATTTTGAATCACCAGACAAACAGCATTGTTGAACAGGTAATTGCTCACCACAACGTTTACACTTTTGCTTAGATAACTTCTCAGCTTGCCTTTTATACTCAGCATCATCTTTACGAATAAGCATTTGTAAGTATTCAACAACGTCATACGGTTCTCGACCAGGCATGCGTAATACACAATTACGCTTTAACATTTCCAATTCTTGATTATCTACAAGTAATTCAATTTTGGTTACACCTAATTCTTTCTGCCGTTTACGTTGTTCTGCTTTACGTTCTGCTACTGTTTTTGCCATTACTTATACCCTCATCACCTCACGCCAATAATTCAACCTATCTCTAAAAAACTCCCGATGTACCTCAGGCGACTTTTCAATTTCCACCAGCACTCGCGTTCTATGTATTTTTTGATTGTTAAGCTGTCTAATTAATCGACTAGCTAATAAATCAAGCTGTTCTAACTCGCGATATTCTTCTGGCCACAAAGCTCGGTTGTGAGGTAAATCATCAGGCAAATAAGAACGCCTAGACATAATTACCTCGTCGTTTTTTGTGGTTTAACCTTAGGTTGATAAGGTGCTTTTGTTCTCGCTCTTGCTGACGCATGGAGACGGTCAATATGACACTGTGTATGGTCTAACCCATCATCGGGTAATATAGGGTGATTATCACGAACAAGAAATTCGTGAGTAAGAGCGTCTTTAATTAACATGGTCTTGCCTCTATTTTAACTAAAATGCTTTTTCTGCGTAACGACGGCGTTTATCGCTTTGCTGTGATTGTTGTTGCATTTTGGACACTTCTGACGCTGTAATTTGGTCGGTAGGCAGATAGTGGCCATTCTTAAACTCTTGATAGACGGTACCGGTTTCTCCATGCCTAAATTTATCAATAATGATCTCGGCATAATTTTTCGCGGGGCTATTTGGGTTATATACGGCCTCCCTATATGTAAATAAAATTAAGTCAGCATCTTGTTCTAAGCTACCAGAGTCGCGTAAATCAGCAGAAACAGGACGGCGTTGATTAATAGGCCTTTTATCAACATCACGAGATAGCTGGCTTAACGCAATAGTTGGCGTATGTAATCGCTTTGCCAACCCTTTTAAAGATGCAGAGATTTTTGCAATTGCTAAATCATTACGTTCCGCTTTAGGTTTTTTAATTAGCCCTAAATAATCAACAAAAATTCCTTTCAAATTTGGATATTTACGTTTGTGGTTTTCACTGATTGCACATATTTGTTCAATAGTTAGATTACTCGCATCGATGATATGAATATCTCTATCCATTAAATGACCTAGTGCTGAACTTAAACGCCCCCATCCTTCATCATCCAATCGCCCACGATGTCTCAATGTTGATATTGGTAGTTGAGCAGAACCAGCAACTAGACGCTCAGTAATTTGCTGATTGGACATTTCCATCGAGAAGAATAATGCACCGCCTCCATCTCTGGTCATTCCCTCAGTCATCGTTAATGCAAGCTCTGTTTTTCCCATCCCCGGACGACCACCAATAAAAACTAAGTCTGTTGGATTAAAGCCTCCAATTTTGTCATCTAAAGCTTCAATACCACTTTTTATCATCCCAACAGCATCTTCCCCTTTGTTTCTGCGTTCTAAAACATCTACATATCCTTCAAGTAGTGTATTTAAATGCACAGGAAGTAGGTTCTGATTACCAATTGTCAGCTGGCCAATTTGGGTTGCAAATTGATGAATAAATTCTTCAGCTTGTTCATGATTATTTGCAGTAGTAATATCATTTTGATACTTGGAAATTAATTGAATTACTTCTCTAACACGATAATAACTATAAACTTTTGAGGCATAGCCTTTTAAATTTGCTGTCCAAATAGGTGTTTTAGATAGCTCAAGTAAATTTGCTAAATCGCCTTTTTCACCTAGCGCATCAGCAATAAAAAAGGGATCTATTAAAGAACTTGCTAGCGCTTGTTTTTTAATTTCTTTGTAGACATTACGAAAATATCTAGAACTAAAGGCTTCTTCAGGTAATGTGGCTAATACCTCATATGCATCTTGACTAGCACCACCAGCTAACAAACCACTAATCACCGCATGTTCTAATTCTTTCTCATGCATGATGATTACCTCTACGATATGTTGGCCAGTTAAACGTTAATACCGTTCCCCCCTGTAATAATCTGTCCACAACTCGTTCACCGAGCATTTTTTGTAAGTCAACAACAGGTAGGTTGCTTACCAAAATCGTAGGTAACAAATCTTCGTAGCGATCATTAATCACCTCAAATAGGATATTACGTTCAGAATCAGTGCCATACTGGACACCAATTTCATCAATAATTAACAAATCAGGTGTGCAATATTTTTCAAGTACATCAAGTTCACTGAATTCTGAATTTCCAGCCCATGTTCTTCGAAAAGCGCGAATGATACGTGAGGCAGTGGTAATAAATACCGTTTCTTGCAATTCTCCGGCAATCTGACGGGCGATTGATACTGCAAGGTGGGTTTTACCAGTTCCGGGTGTTCCACACAGCACAAGCCCCTCTCCTGCGTTTTTTCGGTCGCTCCAAGTTTCGACGTACTGCTGACAAATTTTTAAATTATGTTTTGCTGTCGGTGTTGAGGCTACAAATGATTCAAATGTCGCATTAGCAAAGCGAGGGGGAATATTCACCGCAGTTAATAAATTTTGTTCAGACATTTCCACCTCCCACAAACCAATGAGGATCTTGAGACTGGTAATCTTTTTCGCTAAACCCAGTGTGAGAATTTACTTTTTGAGTTTGTACTACTGGTCTTTCAGGAAATAGCCCCTGCCAACCGTTAGCAATTGAATTGCAAATCACAGCATTGGCATCGGTGCAAAGTGATAATTTTTTTGCTTGTTGCTTGCACATGGTTTCTGTCAGCGGTTTTTTAATTTCTTTCCTGAAGTTAATCCAATCCTGCCAAACCTCATCACTCACATTTGACGGTTTAGATAATTTTGGATCGAATTTATTTTTCGATTTTTTCCCCTCGAGTAATTTTTGTGGATCATGTTTTGAATTTACTTGTGGATCATGTTTTGAATTTACTTGTGGATCGCCTCCAGATTCTGGAGGGTGAAAACCCCCTTGAACGCCAGATTCTGGAGGGTCAAAACGTACATTTTTACTGTTTTCTGTACGGTCAGAATCTGAACGGTCAGATTCTGGACGGTGAAAATTTGATAGTTTTTCACGTTGTTTTCTTAATTTTGCATTCTCTTCTAATGCGATTTTTTCTAATTTATCGACATTTAAAAAATATAAATTTGAAGCATTACGATTGCCATTTCTACGTTGCTTTTTAACTAACCAACCATCACGCTCAAGTTCATTACACGCATTACGAATTGTGCTAATTCCTGCACCAATTTGACGGCTGATAGTTTCAACACTGGGATAAGCGATCCCTTCATCGCTTGAGTAATCAGCTAGTCGTACCATGATCATTAATTTGGTACCCTTAACACCTGAAACAGCACATGCATCCCATACATAGCCCGTTAATTTATTACTCACGTTACACCCCCAGTGCTTTAGCAATATTACGGCAAGCATTTTGGTACTGCTCAGGGGTTAAATTTTTTGAGCGTAACTTTTGTTTCTGCTTCTCATACTGTTCCCAAACTAACAATGCAATAACACGTCTACCCTCAAAAATATCCCTAATTTCTGATATATGGGCAGGTTTATCATTCAGCATAAACCCATTACGGTATGTGATTTTTTCAGTTGATCTAATCATTGGTCTTGCCTCTTGAATTAATGCACGCTGGTCGGGCGTGATATCTCATTTAATGCACGTACTACATTGTTTATTTGGTGTGACATGTCACGACCTTCTAATAAGATTTCAGTCATAGCATCAGCAAAACGCTGAATGGCCACGGTTGCTAAATAGTTTTTTGTATCTCCACGTACTCGAGCTAACCTTGAAGCCGGTAGTGCCATTTCTATCGCAGGCATTAACTCGACTATTTTTCTTTGAGATGCACGAGAACCACCACGTAACCAACGAAAAATTTGTTGCCGGTTATTGTTGATTGCTTTCCAGTCTGCCTTACCCGTTTGATCCTCAATGGCATATAATCGACCATGTTCTTGATTAATCACTAATCGTAAGTAAGCTCGGCTAATCTCAATGGCAACATGTTCTTGCCCTTGTTCTACCGCCCAATCTTCAATTTCAGCTCTGATAATGTTGATATCAAAATTCATTTTTGCGTCTCCTGTCGCTAAAAAATTGATTACGCATAATCAGTTTTTTAATTTGATACCTGTAATACTGAATGCTCCTTTGGTAAGCCATCCCAAGGGTTTGGATAATCAACTGGATTTAGATCATGTGGTGTTACTAACCAATTAGTTTTTGCTGACCACTCGATAGCTTTTCTACCTTTAGGTAGGTAGCTACCAGCTATAACTTGGCTAATAAATCCTTGAGTAACTCCAACTGTTTTCCCAAATTCAGCTTGGCTAATTTTTTGTTTTTTTAAATACAAACCTAATTTCATGTTTTTCTCCTGTTATTTAATGATTGAATATTAGCAATGCTAATTTAATAAATCAATAGCAATGCTATTGGAAAAATATTAGCAATACAAATAAAATGTAATGATGAATAGAAAAATTTCAGAATCAGACAAAATTGCAGCTCAGAACTTACGAAATATTTGGGAATCCAAAAGAGAATCTCTGGGCTTAACTCAAGAAAAAGCTGCAGATATTATGGGGTTTGCAACTCAAGGTGCCGTAAGCCAGTATCTGAACGGTAGAACAGCTTTAAATACAGATACTATTCTAAAGTTTGCATCATTATTGAGGGTTGATCCGGAAGATATTAACCCAGAGCTAAAAATTTTATTAGACTACGTTAGAAAAACAAGAAAAGAAGAAGAAACAAAACAACCAATGCCGTCCACTCAAAATGAACATACAACATTAAAACTAATGGATGTATATGCAAAAGCAGGTCCCGGTGGCTTTATAAATAACGATTTCCCTGACACCATTAAGTCTATTGAGTTCTCGCCAGAGAAGGTTTTTGAGTTATTTGGTCGTAAAAGCTTAAAAGGTATTGAAATAATTAATATTAGTGGTGACAGCATGTCTCCTGCTATTAACCCCCGAGATGTTGTTTTTGTTGACACCCACAATGAGTTTTTTGATGGTGATGGTGTTTATATTTTTAGTTTCGAAAACTCATTATTTATAAAAAGATTACAACGAGTTAAAGGTAGAAAACTGGCTGTTAAATCGGATAATCCTGCTTATGAAACGTTTTATATTGAAGAATCAGAAATGTGTGATCTTCGAATTATTGGAAAAGTAATAAAATCACTCCCTATCAGAATGATTGATTTTGCATAAAATAACAATGAGTTAAAGATGACCACCGTATTAGCGGTGGTTTTTTTCATCCAAAATATTAGCAATGCTATTGACATATAAAATAGCAATGCTAATATCTCATTAATTCAAAACAACACAGCAAGTGTTTAGGTAAGTGTTCAGACCTTCTTATTCAGCACTAGGGAATATTTCAGACCAAAGCTACAAAGACATGACCATGACGGCTCGGAAAGACGAGCAGTAAGTTACAGACGTAAAAAAACCCACCGAAGTGGGTTCCTTTACCTCGGGTCGCCGACCAAAGCTAACCGAGAGTTCTACTAGCGCGACCAAACGCTAGAAGAGGCAAGACCAATGATAAATCACTGATCGCCGTTATTTTAAAGGAGTTGCTATGAAAGCACAACCTGAAAGCCTAACCGTCACACTCTATATTCACGCTCAAAAACAGTTCGATGGTTCTTATCAATATAACGCCTACGCATTTAAAGCCGATCCTAATGATGGACTAGGTTTCGTTATTGCAGAACACACTGTTGATGTTCCTTTTAAAGAGCCAACTCAAACTGATCTCGTTCACGCTGAAATTGATTTTCTACGCAATGAGCAAGATAAAATTCTTGCTGATGCCCAAATGAAATCAAGTTTGTTAGAAGATCAAATCCAAATGCTTCTCTGCTTGGAAGGCAAACCCATTTCGAAAACTGACGAAGAAATCCCTTACTAAGAGGCAAGACCAATGAAAACTTTTATCTGTGTATTTGAGCCTACGACCGAGGCTCGTACCAACGGTGCTGTACCGCTGGCCATAGCGTTAAGCACTGCTAATGCAAAACTGGCAACAGCGACTGCAGTAGTGAAATTATCTGAAGCATATCCAGAAGCTATGGATAACTTTAATACCGATGAGCCGTTAATTAGCGAACATCTTGACGGTTCTGCATGCCCTACTTTAGATGCTTTCGATGAAAAATTTGCTGTTGAAAATGAGTATGACGGTACTCAATGGAAACCTATCGAATATAGAGAGTTCAAAAAGCTAGCCACAAAACCTCGTATCGCCAGTCTGTTGTTATTTGGAAAGACTCAAATAACAAACAAAGAGTTCTCTTTTACCTTGAAATATCTTGCTGGTACAGAAGATCCCAAAATTCGTAATATCGCCACAGGCCTTGCTGAAATAACAAAACTTTCTTTGATGGATGCTGAGCAAACGATGGAAATAGCACAGGCTATCTATGAGTTTGCTAATGAAGATGTCACCGTTGAAGAAGCTAAGTCATTAGGTGAAAGTTGGCTAACAAAAGAACCAGAGCAACAACAAGAAGAGATATCGTCTATCAAGCGTAACTATTCAACCATAGATACTGAAATCGCCTTAGCACTCTTAGATGATTTTGATCCTAATAATGTTCTGCCCTCTCAAGTAAAGAAGGCCAAAGAACTGATAGATGACGACGACAAAGCATGGAAGCGCTGGTCAATGGATTTACGCACAACAGCTGGCATCTTAGATATGCCTCGTGAAAAGATTTTCGCGTTAATAGCTGAAAGTAAAAAACAGCCTGAGCTATTAGATAACCCTAATGCACGGAAAGAATTGATTGATCTGCATTTGGGCATTAGCAAACCTAACGACACTAAAAAAGAAGAAATTACGACTAAATTAAGTAAAACAGATAATGCCCCTTTAGTATCCAAAGAAAATACTGTTGAGAAAGAAACTAAGCCTAAACGTTCGCGTAAAAAGCAAGAAGTAGCGCCTAAGGCAGAAACAGCTCAAGTGATTGAGCAAACTGAAAAACCTAAAGAGCCTGAAACACCATCACTACAACACGATAATTTTGAGCAACGCGCGAGTGTGCTTGAGGAAGTTCTTAACTTAGGTGATGCAAATAATCTTAATATTTGGAAAAGAGTACAACGTACAGACCCTCGCTTTACTAAACCATTAGAAGGTATGGGATTTGTAGGAACTAGCATAAACAGTACCTACATGTTTATGCGTGCAACTGAAATATTCGGCCCTATTGGTGAAGGTTGGGGTTATGAAGTCCTTGAAGAAAAATTTATTGATGGAAAACCTCTTGTAGAACCTGTTCTCGATGAGCGTAATAAACAAGTTGCAACCCGTTTTTTACGTGATGGTGATGGAGCGTTATTCTGCGAACAAAACCACTCAATTAAGATCCGTTTTTGGTACATCATCGAATGTGAAACCCGCGGTGAGTTTGAAAGTTATGGTGCAACACCATACCGCTATCAAACTAACTATGGCATTAAGGTTGACGGTGAAGCTATTAAAAAATCACTAACTGATGCAATCAAAAAAGCCCTATCAATGCTTGGCTTTAGCTCTGATGTCTTTATGGGTATGCATGATAACCCTGAATATTTAGCAAGCAATAAACTTGAGTTTGAAATTAAAAATGCGAGCGAGAAAGCTGAAGATATCACGCGTATTCGCAAAGAATTAGACGAGAAATTTACTAAACATACAGAAGTTATGCGTAGTGCTGTTACTGAGAATGAATTACGAGGTATTGCATCTACATTAACGCGCGAAATTTCTGCACATATCAAATCAGCTCAAGAACGTCGTGACAACGATTACGAGAAATATTTATCTGGCCGTTTACGTCGATTAAACCAAATCGAAAAAGAGTGTTTAGACCAACTGAAACAGAAAGAAGAGGCAATCTAATGACCAAAACTACTGCTATCGCACTGGCGACTAATTACGAAAAATTACAACAACTCGTTGAAACAGGAGAATTCTCTCCTGAAGATATCGCAGATACGTTGGAAGGTATCGAGGGCGAGCTAGGTGACAAATTGGATGCGATTATGCACCACGTTCGCAATATCGAAGGTCAAGCAAAAACACTTGATGAGGAATCTAAACGTTTATCTGATCGTAAAAAATCATTCGAAAACCAAGCTAAAAACCTAAAGAAATATGCTCTTAACTGCTTATTGGCTTCAGGATTAGATAAATTAAAAACAACAAAAAATACATTCACTGCTAGAGCTGGTGTTGTTCGAGTCATTATCGACAATGAGGCTTTATTACCGGATGAGTTAGTTGATGTTCAAACCATCACTGCGCCTGATAAAAAAGGCATCAAAGAAGCTATTGAAAACGGAATTGAAATACCTGGTGCTCACTTAGAAGTTGGTGATCGATCATTAATGGTTCGTTAATTCATAATAGCGCCCTTTAGTGGGCGCATTATCAGGAGATAAACGTTATGGCCATGAAGTTAGAAGTTGTTATTACCCATGATGAAGCAACCAATAAATGCAGTATCGAATGGTCTACAGCATCAACAAAAAATGTCACAGAGCAAGAACAGCAAGCACTTTCATCGATGCAAAAAGCGTTATTGCTACAACTGGGGCGCCCTATAAATACAGCTATTATTCATTAGTGTGACATGTCACGAAGAGGCAAGACCAATGCTAAGACACTCTCAACAAAAAGACCAAGCCGTAAAGATCACATTACCAGATGGTACACATGGCTTTGTTTCAACAGATAGACGTTGCCATGTTTCATACGATTTTCCAGCGCACGTCAAAATTGAACTTCAGCCCACTCACTCTGAACAGCAAAGGAGTGAACAATAATGTTTGGTTTATTCCTTTTGATATGTAGCTCGGTGAATTGTCAGTTTGAGCCCTATGGTTACATTTATCCTGATGAAAAAAATTGTTTAATTGATAAGGAATTACTCGCGACCAAAGGGAAAATAGCAGAGTGCTATCCAGTAGAAGGAATTATTCGGGTAAAAAGTTGATTAAGCATAATCAGTTTTTACTTTTCGTTGTTATTAGCATGGTGGTTTATTCAAGACCAATGGATAACCACCATGAAATTATTAACACCTTGGAAACCAGGGAACCAATTATTAACAAGTTTTGATATTAAATTAGGTCGGTTAGCGTTCAGTGTAAGAAATAGACCATGCACTGACGCTGAAATCAAACACTCCTGTGATACAGCAGACCGACTTATTTTATTGATGATGAGGCAAGACCAAAATGAGCGGAAAACTGATGAAAGCTAGTGCGTGGGCTAAACGAGAATTTGAAGTAGGTTCTATTCCGGATAATAGAACTATAAAAAAATGGGTAGAAACTGGCTTATTAAAAGGCAAAATCGTTGATTGTTCTGTTTGGGTTTATTCATCCGAACGTTGGGGTATCGAGTCCGTTATTTCTTCATGTGTCGATGAGTTAATAAGGGCTTCTTGATATGGCCAGTAGACCAAGAAGAAAGGAATTTAGGCATTTGCCTGACTTTCTATATTACGATTCATCTAAAAAACAATATCGCCTAACGCTAACTAACGGTATTCGCAAATGTATTGGTGCAGATAAAGCAAAAGCTATCGCAATAGCCAGAGAATACAATAATATCATGCGACCAGAAAAATGTGTTTCTGTTAACTCATTAATTATTGACTCGGGAGGGCAATATGGTGAAGCCCTTCCCTTCTCTGAGCATTTAGATAAATTGTTTTCTCGGATCATCAATGATGAACAACCATCTAAAAGCACTTTGAATGACTGGACTAACGACCTGGAAAGAGTGAAATCCTTTTTTAAGGATATTCCATCAAATGAAATATCTTTGGAACACGTTAATGGATTTATTAATGAATACCATGCTAAAGCTTCCGCCAATGTACAAAATCGAAAAGTAGGTTTTTTAAAGAAAATTTTCAGTTATGCGGTAGATGAATCTCTTATGTTCGATAACCCAGCAGAACGTAAGAAAATGAAAAGAGTCGATGGTAAAAAACGTAGAAGATTATCTTATGATGACTTTCTTAAAATTCGAGCATCCGCAGAACTTTGGTTAAGAACAGCAATGGATCTCGCATTACAGACAACACAAGCAAGGCTTGAAGTATCACGCATAAAATACAATATCAAAGCCCCTAAAGAAGGAATATGCGGGTGTGTTTGGTATGAAGAGCCTAAAAATGGGATATATGGAATGATTTATATCCATAGGCAGAAAGTACAATACAAAGAAGCTTCTCACGTTGCTATTCCCATAGGAAAGGCATTAAAAGAAATCATCGATAATAGCCGTGACAATGTAGCAAGCCCTTATATTGTGCATAGACTACCTACTCGTATCCCAAATAAAGTGAGTAAAGAGGTTAATCATCCAACACAAGTTGCACCAGATTACCTTAGCCGTGCATTTTCAGCGTTGCGTGATCAAGTAGGTGTTGCCAGTCATTTACCTTTAGATGAAAGACCAACCTTTCATGAGATAAGAGCATTGTCGGCCTTTATGTTTAAACAACGTGGTTTTGATCCTCAAGCTCGAATGGCTCACAGTGATGCGGAGTCGACAAAAATTTATACTGAAAATCATGTACAATGGGTTGAAGTGCCACATTGTGAGATAGCATAAGTTGTATTATTGCAGATTTAGTCTGATACAGCAGAACCAATTCTAATTTGACACGCTGTTCTTACCAGATAAGGACATTAGCTTTTCAGACCATATTAACAGATATACTACAGTATTTTTCATTAATTCAGAGTGACCCTGAAAAAGTTTAATGAATACAGTCAGAAAACAGAATGTAAGAGGCTGGCATGAAAAAAAACACGGGAAAGGAATATGAGCAATTTGTTGGAGCTATTCAACAAAGTTTGTTAAATGCGGAGGGGATGTCGCATTTAAAAAATATATTAGTAGAGGTAAACAAAAAAATAGAAGACAGAAACGGAATTTTAAGGCAATTTGATGTGTATTGGGAATTTAATTACGGTGGTTATGACTACAAGACTGTAATTGAATGCAAAGACTACGCATCCACAGTGACCATTGACAAAATTGACGCATTTATTGGTAAAACACAAGACATACCAGGTCTTCGTCTCTTCTACGCTACTAAAACAGGCTACCAGAGCGGAACCAAAAAAAAAGCAGAACAATATAAAATAGACCTCCTTATTATAAGAGAAGGAATTGACGATGACTGGACTACACCTGATGGGACACCATTAGTAAAGAGTATCAATTTAAACATCATTGCTCAATCGCCTCCCAAAATTACTTCATTTTATCCTTTTATCGATTCATCTTGGTTAAAATCTCAATCGGGGCTTAATATTGAAGATATAAACAATAATTTCAATAACATACTAAATAATGAAGTTTTTATATCAAACCAAGTGACAGGTATCAGATATTCACTTTATGACTTAGCTAACTCATTGGCTGATAAAATACCCGATATAAAGTATGGTAATGGGACATATAGTGAAACGCTAAGTAATTCATATCTAGAGTCTGCTGATGGAGAATTAAAAATCAAAATAATAGGATACAAGTTGAATTATCAATATAGCGAGCCAACAGTGTCTACATCAGTAATTGATTACTCTAAAGAGCTCTTAGGTATTGTACAGAACTACTCATCAGGAAATAAACAAATGATCTTTAAAGATGGGCAGGTTAAGTGA